TGGCGTTCGTCTCGATGTCGAATGCAACTCGCATGGTGTTCTCCTTGTGTCTAGTTCCTAGACGAGGTCATCTCTGGTCAGCCCCTGATCCTCGAAGTACCACCGGATCTTCCGGAGGGCCTTGTCGTGGATGGCCTTGATCTGGGCCGGGGTGACCTTGTCGTCGTGGGTGGCATTGTACTGTCTGGCCAGAGACTCCCAAGTCTCCATGCCGTCCTCCCGCTTCCAGATCCTGACTCGCATCGGGCGGTTGTCGTAGTTGTGCCTGATGACGGTCGAGATCAACTGGGGACTGACCCCGTACTGACGGGCGATCTGGATCTTCTTGATCTTTGTCTTGGCAAGTTCACGGATCTCCGTGACCTGCTGGTCAGTCAACTTTCGAGCGCGCATTTTCGATCCTGTCCAGCCGATCAACGGCCTGTTCGAGCCTGTCCATTGCCTTCGCCAGTTCCACGTTCTTGCGGATGCCCGGTGCTTTCTTCCAGACATCGGACACTTCACGGGCCGACGAAACGATTCCCAGCACCAGTCGCTTCATGTTTCTTGTGAGCATGGCGATCCATCCCATAGGGCGATCCACGACTTTGGAAACTGCCTCGCACATCTGACACCGATCCCCGCTGCAATTTCCCTTGTCTCGGCCTGAGCCGTTGCGTGAATGCGTTGCTTGACGACGCGAAAGAATGCGTACAGAGATCCGGTCCAGATCCATTCTGTGTTTGCTCCTTGTGGCAGTACTGCCCTCGCCTGCTCCGGGCACACGCCCTCGGCAATGAGGTTGTTGTAGGTTCTCACGGCCATCTCCATGGCATACATCAGGTCCAGCATGCACCGCTCGTTGGTGACGGCCATGTCGCTGGAACCCTGCTTGACGTTCTCCGCTGCCTTCCGCAGGTACTTTGGCTTCCACAGGGTGGGAGTGACGTTGACGTATCTGCGGCTGACCTCGTTCCACGACAGGCCCACCTGATGCTTGGCCAGTTGCCGTGCCACGAAGATCGGGGCCTTGATGCGGAACTGGAGCGTGGTGTGCGCGAAGGGAGACCAATGCCCATGCCGAGCCAGATAGTTCAGCAACTTGCCGTTCTGCTCGGGCGTGAACATCGAGGCATCCTTGTCGAAGGAGACCCGGGCTGCGTTCACGATTGAATCGTCGCTGCCCATGCAGTCGATCAGGTACACGTTGCTGGTCGGAGCCGGGGACAGCCCCAGTTCGTCGTCCAGTTCCTGAAGTCGTTCCATCGGATCAGAGTTCATCGTTCATCTCCATTTCGATCTGGTGCAGCCGTCCGGTCTCCTTGCAGTACCTGAGGCATCCGGCCATTCCGGTGTCTCCGGTGAAACGGTTCTTCAGGACGCGCAGGTTCAGTTCGTTCGGGTTCTCGCCCTGCTGGTTGCGCTCCAGCCCGATCACGGCGTCGGCCAACTGTGCAATCGAGTGTGATCCACGCAACTGCGCGAGGCTGGTCGTGGCTCCCTCTTCGTGCCCACGGTCCCCATCGGGTCGCCGCAGGTGAGACACCACGAACATGGCTGCCTGCGTCTCCTCCACCAGTGATCTCAGGGAGGTCATGGCGTTGTCGATCAGCCTGCGCTCGTCGCCGTCGCCAAGACCGGACACGACGATGCTCAGGTGATCCAAGAAGATGTAGTCGCAGCCGCACGACTTGATCATGTACCGGGTTCTTGCCAGCAGGTTCTCCGGGTCAACCGATCCGAAGTGGTCGAAAAGTACGACCTTCGCAACGGTCGCATCGAACGCCTCTCGCTTCTGGTCGCCGCTGATGCCACGATCTTCCCAAAAGTAGGGAGGGGTGTTGAGGTGGATCCCCATGAGGTTCCGGGCCGTCCTCTTGACTGACTCTTCGAGCATGAGCAGGCCGACCTTCTTTCCGGAGCGGATGAGGTGGCAGACCATCTCTCGACAGACAGACGACTTGCCAATGCCTGTGCCCGACGTAAGAACCACCAACTCTCCGCGTCGGATCCCCAGCAACTTGTCGTTGAGCGGGGCCCATGGGTACGGGATCGAATCGTTCGGATCGTCCTCGTTGACCGCGTCCCAAAGATCCGATCCAAGAACGACACCATCCGGTCGATAAGCCTTAGCACCGTATACGGCATCGATGACCTTCTTTCCTTCGCCCGCGACATGGGCTTCGTTTGCATCCTTGTATCCGGGGATGGTTCCGATCCGGGCCTTGCCCGGTGTAAGCAGCATGGCACACTCACGGGCTGCCTTGCGACCCGGCTCGTCGTCGTCGAACATGATCACCACGGTCTCGAATTTCTCCAGCCATTCGAGGTTGTTCTGGAACGACTTCAGGGCACCAGCGGCACCCGAGGGGACGGAGACCACGGGCCACTTGTGTCCGAACAACTGGGACACCGTGAGCGCATCGATCTCGCCCTCGGTCACCGTGACCATGCGGCCTCCGTCACGCCACAGGTGCATGCCGTACAGGGGCAGGCTCTTGGTGTCCCCGAGGACCACGAAGTCCTTGGAGGGGAACCGCAGTTTCTGCGCCACCACCTCGCGGTCCTTGATGTACTGGGCCACCTGAACGGTCTGGCCGTTGTACTGGCCGATGCCGTACTGCCAGAAGACGCAGGTGTCCTCCGTGATCGAACGCTTGGCCAGCCGCGCAGGCTCGACCGAGATCAGGTCCGCACGGGCCTTGGTGATCGGCTCAAGGGCCTGACCGTCTCCGTTCTCGTAGTGCTTGCACCCGAAGCAGTACCCATGTCCGTCCGAGTACCGTGCGAGGTTGTCCTTGCTCCCGCAGGCGGGGCAGGGCTCATGCTGAACGAACTCCGATTCTTTGTGGTTGTTCATGGTTCTCTCTCCATTCAATCTCGATCCGTGGCTCCGTGCTGTAACGCTTCTCGGCCACCAGCCACATGATCTGTGAGTCGTCGTGCCACGCCCATCCGTTGAGCGAATCCAAGATCGACTTCACATGGTTGTCAATGTCGCCTATGGGCCAAAGATTCGATGGCTTCTTAGGCGACTTGCAGAAGAAACAGACCTTTACCAGCAGCGGCCCACCGAGGGGGCAGCCCTTGGGCTTCTTGATCGCACCAAGGGCTGCCTTTGCCTCGCGTCGGAACTTCTCGTAGGTCTTCCCGTAGTAGGCAAAGCCTCTCCGCGAGATGCGGGGACGGGACGCCGGAACGGGATCGACCCAGAGAACGATCTTCATCAGAAGTCGTTGTCGTCCGAAGCAGCCTCGGTCGCACCAGCAGCCACGAAGCCGTTGGGGTCAGCCTTGAACCCGTAGGCGTCGAAGTTGTCTCCGGGCGTGTACTCCTTCAGTTCCAGCAACTGCACGGCCTTCATGCGGAGGGAGATCCCGGCACCCACCATGGCGGTGAAGTACGGGACGACCTCGAAGGCCACCTTGATGCGGGAGCCGGAGCCAATGTTGGGCGGCGTCTGGAGGGCAGTTCCGGAGGCGTCGAAGATCATGGGCTTCTGCGTCCACGACTTCTCCTCGTTCCCGGCCTTGGCCTTCAACTTGAACTTGATGCGGACCTTGCCGTCATCGGTCTCCTTCACGGGCAGGTCGCACCGCTTCAACTTCTTGCCGCCCTTCTTCTCGCACTCGGCCTTGTACGCCTCCTCGGCAGCCTTCTTCAGCGAGTCGATGAACGACGAAGCGGTCTTGTCCGTGGGATCCAGTTCGAGGTCCACGCTGTACACGCCGTCCTTGTCGAACTTGGTGTCGGGCTGCGTGAGGCGGGGGTAGATCGCCGTGCCGATGGGGGAGGTGATGCGGACGAACTTCTTCTTCGGGGCACTCATGTGGTGTCTCCTGTAAGGTGTCTAGGTCCTAGACCCGACTCAGTTGAAGTAGTAGTCGGAGTCGCGGACCTTCGTGATGTCCAGAGAACCGTACTCTGGAACTTCAGGCAGGTTAGCAGAGGGAGGCAACATTGTCAAGACCCCCTGCCGGAACTCGTTGAGCAGATCACGCGAGAAGATGTCAACCGTGGCCTCACGGACGCACGAAGCGACCTTCATGTAGTCACCGGACAGGCACATGATCTGGTCATGCACGGATCCGATGTGGTTGATCCCGTTGGCGGCGCACAGGTTGACCGTATGTCCGAGAAGACCGCCGAACCCGTCCATGGAGTGGATGTAGTTGGCTGGTCCCCCGTTCAGGGCCTTGCGCTTGGACTGGGTGCCGTTCTCCTGCCGGATGGAAAGAACCTTGGCCTTGGCACCGATCCGGGTGGATACCGTGATCACATCGTAGTTCTCGTACCGCATCCGCACGGGGAATCCCATGGGCGTCATCCAGTATGGGGTTACGTCGTTCTCGATCAGGACCGCCATGCAGTCACGGATGAACTTCATGCCGCGCTGGGCCGAACCAACGACATCACCGATGGACTCCCAGATGATCTTCCCGAGGAAAGCCACGGGCTTGTAGGTCTCAAGGCCGAATGGATTGGTCCCGGTCTTACGCATCCGGTCCTCCATCCACTCGCGGGTGTACCCGATGCATGAATGCAGCGTCAGCCCGTAGGGCAGCGTCATGGTCTGCCTCTTGGTGGTCGTGCGGTCGATGCCCATCTTCAGCAACTTGGCCGCCATGGGCTCACCGGACTGCATCAGGCGGATGATCACCTTGTCTGCCACGAACTGGTACGGATCGCTCGGAGCCTCGGCAGGCAGCACGTTGGTCGCAAGGGCGGCCACCGGGTCCCTGAGCAGCATCGAGTAGATCTGGAGGCCCTGCGTGGTCGCATCCATGGCGATGGGCAGGCTGGAGACATGGGACGAGCCCACGCGCCACAGGTCGAAGATCTCCCGGCAGGCAGAAACGAACGCGAACGGCTCGTCTGCCTCCATCCACATCCGGTTCGACCACGGGTCACGGGCGACCTGCTGCAAGGCCAACTTGTTGGACTCGACCCATGTGATGCGTTCCTTGATCGTCCGCTTGTCGAGGCCGTACTTGTTGGCCACGTTGACGTACAGGGGGAACTGGTCGGCCTCGGTCTTCAACTGCTTGCCGTCAGCGAACCGCAGCATGGCCTTGGCATACGAGACGCCCTGCGGGTGCAGGAACAGGGGCAGCGGATAGCCACGGCCACGGAAGTCCAGTTGGTGCGGGAACCACAGGCGACCGTGCGGGACCATCTTGTCGGCCACGAACAGGGCCTTCAGGGCCAGCATGCGCTGCGATTCGTAGGACTCGTTCAAGAAGTGGATCTTGGCAGCAGCCTTGCGCCAGTTCCGCCTAGCCTCTTGGTCAGTATCGATATTGACTGGTTTGGTAGGCAGTTCCTCATCACGGCTGGGAGGCAAGCCATCGACCGACAGGCCCTCCTTCCAGCACTCCCGGACGAGATCGAGGATGTAGCCATCGACCACCCAAGGCGTGTTCTGCACGAAGTTGACCGCACGGAACACATCACGATTCAGTGATGA